ATGGCTTGTTACCTTATCTTGGTTAGTAGACCTGCGTGATTGCCTGTCCATGTATCTATTATGGCAGGGTTTCAGTAGTTGTCAAGGTTTATTTTAATATGTAAACCCTAAGTTGCAAGATAACAACACCAAGCCAACTGCCTTGCAATAACCATGCCAATCAATTATCGTGCCAAGCCATTAGCGGCCTTCTAAGCGGTTTCGACTGCCTAGCCTAGCTATCCCCTTACAAATAGTTATCCCGCGTTTCAGTGGATATCTCACATGGTGGAATGACTTGTCCACAGCCTGTGCATAACTATATCAGTGGTGGCTTATATTAGTAGAGGCTTATTAACTGTGTCGGTATGGCTTTATGCTTGTATGCTTATATGATTGTATAGCCACCCACATAGACTCACACACCTAGGTAACTTAGTTACATGATAGCCTGCCTAACTTGGTAACTTAGTTACACCTGGTCTAAACGGCTATACTGGGGGGAGTATCTGTGGATAACTATGAACATGCAGTATAGTGCCTGTGGATAACCTGTGGATAACTATTGTGTTGTTTCTACGCCACAGCAGACAGGGGAGGGGGGAGGGGATTAGCTTGGCTGTATTATTGTTGTACCCGCCCAGATACAAAATAGGGCTATTATTGGAAGACCTAACCAAGCAGCATAGATACAAAATAGGGCTAATTAAGCCAAATAAGAATAACTCCTATATAGACTAAGAAGGTTGATTTAAAACAACAAAGGCAGCAACAAGGCCTAACCAATCAATAACCAATATTACTGAGGCTAACCTATCACCAGTCGATGTCGCCTACTTAGGGACGGTAGTTATAATCTTAAATACCCACTAATAGTCGCATAGGTGACAATCTCGACTGGAGGTTATGACGATAAGGCATAAAAAAGTGAAGATAGTGCTTGACATTTTAGCAAAAGTGTGGTATAATGATTGTTCTATATAGGTATGAAGGTGATAGGGTTTATTTAAATTATATCTGACGTTCATAGGTATATAGCCTATATAGTCTAATTAGGAGTCCCAGTAATGGATAAACCCGAACAACGTAAGAAGCCGGGTCGTCCCCGCAAGAGTGAGTTAGCAGCCGTGATGAAGAGATCGGTAGGTAGACCAAAGGGTGACGCAGCCGCCATAGAAGAGTTTAAGGCACGGTTATTAGCATCCCCCAAAAGTAAACAAGTTATTGACTCTATCTTGAATGCGGCTTTAGATGACGACCACAAGAATCAATCGGCAGCGTGGAAACTCCTCGTTGATAGAATGTTACCAATGTCTTATTTCGAAAAGGACAAAGCTGGTGGCAGTCGCCCTGCTGTCTCTATTACCATTAACGGTATCGGCAGTGGAGATAGCCCCACGGTTATTGACGATAATGGAGATATTGAGGACGTACCCTATGAGTGAAAAAAGACGAGATGTTGAGAGAATAGTTAGAGACACAGGCTTACCCAAGGCGGCACAAATAGCTCTCTTGGCTAACATAGCAGTCGAAACCGGCAACTCCTTTGACCACAAACAACAACAGCGTGGCTCATCCGCCCCAGCCAAAGGGTTGTTACAATTTGACCCTAGTGGTAAGTTAAACGACTATAAGAAGTACCTAGACTTAAACTCATATATCGACAGCGCTCAAAACCAGATTAACTACTTCATGGATACCATCTATGGGGACAGTAAAAAAGAAATAGGTCACGGCAACGCTGCAAAGCTAAGAGATATAATCGAGACAGGCGACTACAAGCAGGTTACTCAAGCCCTTGCCGATATGTGGTTCAAACCGGGTAAACCGCACATGGAACGTAGAATGGATGAAGCCTACGGGTTTGCACTCCAAGATCAGAACGAAACCAACCGCAGGACAAGGGAGTTATCCCAACAACCTGTGGACTTAAACACCACTGGATTCGAGCCTACCATATGATACCATTATTAACTACGCTTGTCCAGATAGGCGGTAACTGGCTAGATAACAAACAGAAGGTGGCACAGGCTAAGACAGATGCCGAGATTACCACCATCAAGGCCCAAGCCGACAGACAGGCCAGCGCACAAAACCAGAACTACGATCTCGACCGCCTAGCTATGGAAAACATGTCTAAGAGCTGGAAGGATGAGGTTATTCTTGCCGTCTTCCTAGCCCCAATGATAATGGCTTTCATTCCCGGCTTTGAGTTATATGCATTGGCTGGGTTTGGTGTTATGGCTCAGATGCCGCAATGGTATCAGTATACAATTATTGGTATGGTCGTTGTCATATATGGTCTACGTGGCCTATTAGAAAAAGTGTTAGCAAAGAAAGGGTTTTAAATGAAACTCAGTAATAATTTTAGTTTGAGTGAATTCACCTCTTCACCCACAGCAGACCGACTAGGGATTGATAACACCCCTGACAAAGAAGCAACCGATAACCTACAGGAGCTAGTAACCTTTGTGTTGCAGCCCCTACGTGACCGCTTTGGCCCTATTACCATCTCCAGTGGATACCGTAGCCCTGAGCTAAACAAAGCCATTGGCGGGTCTACTACAAGCGACCACTGCCTTGGTTGTGCTGCTGACTTTGAAGTTCAAGGTCAAGACAATAGGGTAATGGCTCAGTGGATTGCAAATAACCTAGACTTTAAGCAACTCATCTTAGAATTCTACCACTCAGGCGATATACACAGCGGCTGGATTCATTGCTCCTACAAACAAGGCGGCAATGACAAACAAAAGTTAAATGCCCTGAAGGATGGCAAGAAGACCATCTACACTGAAGGTAAGTGGTAATGGCAGAGTTAAACATCGACCTCCTCCCTTGGCAACAGACAGTCTGGAATGACACCACACGATTTAAAGTGGTTGCAGCCGGTCGCCGTACAGGAAAAAGTAGGTTGGCAGCGTACCTTCTAATAGTGAGGGCATTGCAAAGCCAAAAGGGACAAGTGTTCTACGTTGCTCCTACACAGGGGCAAGCTAGAGACATTATGTGGCAGACCATCCTAGAGGTGGGGCATAGTGTTATCGTCAGTAGCCACGTTAATAACCTCCAGTTCAAATTGATTAATGGCTCTATGATAAGCCTGAAGGGTGCTGACCGACCAGAGACTATGCGAGGTGTGTCCTTGAAGTTTTTGGTTATGGACGAGTATGCCGACATGAAGCCAGAGGTCTGGGAGCAAATCCTACGACCCGCATTGGCTGACTTGAAGGGTGATGCCTTGTTTATTGGTACACCGATGGGACGCAATCATTTCTATGACTTGTATCAGCATGGGATGTCAGGTGATGACCCAACCTTTGCTGGCTTCCACTTCACCTCCTTTGATAACCCCCTACTTGACCCTGAAGAGATTAATGCTGCTAAAACCAGTATGTCATCTTTTGCATTCCGTCAAGAGTTCTTAGCTTCCTTTGAGGCGGCGGGTGGAGAGTTGTTTAACGAGAAGTGGATTAAGTTCGACAAGAAAGCACCAAAAGAGGGCGAGTATTACATTGCCTGTGACTTGGCTGGCTTTGAAGAAGAAGGCAGTAAGGGTGTTAAGAACAAGAGGCTGGACAACACAGCCATTGCCATTGTTAAAGCAAACGAAGACGGCTGGTATGTAGAGAACATCATATACGGACGCTGGGATGTACGAGAGACAGCCAAGAAGATATTTGATGCTGTTAAGAAGTATGAGCCGGTGGCAGTCGGGATTGAGAAGGGTATTGCCAAACAAGCGGTGATGCCTTATCTGTCAGACGTTATGAAACGGACTCAGACATTCTTTCGGGTTGATGAATTAACTCACGGTAACAAGAAGAAGACTGATCGTATTGTTTGGTCGTTGCAAGGTCGTTTCGAGAATGGCTATGTTACGTTGAACAAAGGCGATTGGAATGCTGAGTTCTTAGACCAACTATTTCAATTCCCCAACAAGTTAGTACATGACGATTTAATTGACGCACTCTCATACATTGAACAACTGGCTAAAGTAGCTTATGTGTTTGATTTTGAGGAAGATGACTACGAACCTATGGACGCTACGGCAGGATATTAATATGTATAAAAAAGATAAGCAGTATATAAAGCAAACAGCCGAAAGTTGGGTCATTGATAAGGCCGACCAATGGCGCGACCACTACTCTAGTAACTATGAGAAGAAGTTTGATGAATACTACCGTCTGTGGCGTGGCATTTGGGCCGCTGAAGACAAGATTCGTGAGAGTGAGCGGTCACAACTAATCTCTCCTGCCCTCCAGCAAGCCGTTGAGAGTTCAGTAGCGGAGATTGAAGAGGCAACCTTTGGTCGTGGTAAGTGGTTTGACATTAGAGATGACCGCAACGACAAAGATAACAAGGACATTGCCTACCTACGTGAGCAACTATCAGAAGACTTTAACTTTACTAAGACCCGCAAGGCCGTTGGTGAGGTTTTAATCAATGCTGCCGTGTATGGAACGGGTATGGCTGAGTTGGTTATCGAAGAAGTCAACGAGATGAAGCCAGCAACGCAGCCTATTATGGAAGGTGCAATGCAAGCAGTCGGCGTTACCGTTGAAACTCGTGTTGTAGTTAAGCTGCGACCTGTCCAACCGCAGAACTTCTTGATTGACCCAGTAGCCTCCACCATTGAAGATGCTTTAGGTATCATTATTGATGAGTTTGTACCCCGTCATCAGGTTCAAATGGGTATCGATTCCGGTATCTACAAGGATGTTGAGCTAGAAGACGCTGATACCGACACAGATATTGAACCCGACAAAGAGTTAAGCACCTACGATGACGACAAGGTGCGTTTAACCAAGTATTATGGCCTAATCCCCCGTCACATCTACACAGCTACGTTAAAAGAGTTTGCAAAAGACGAAGATGACGAAGATGACCTAGATAGCGAGATTGACCCAGAGACCGATGAGGATGAAGAAGAAGAAAAGGGCTACGTTGAAGTAATCATTGTTATTGCTAACGAAGGCCAACTGCTCAAGATCGAAGAAAACCCCTACATGATGCAAGACCGTCCTGTTGTGGCTTTCCCTTGGGACGTTGTACCCGGTAGGTTCTGGGGTCGTGGAGTCTGTGAGAAGGGCTACAACAGCCAGAAAGCACTTGATGCAGAGCTACGTGCCCGTATCGATGCTTTGGCGCTCACAGTCCATCCTATGATGGCTATGGACGCTACTCGTATGCCTCGTGGTGCTAAGTTGGAGATTCGTCCCGGCAAGACCATCCTGACTAACGGTAACCCAGCTGAAATCCTGCAACCATTTAAGTTTGGTAACCTAGATCAAGT